CGGTCAGCCGGACAGTTGATGCGCACGGGGTTCGCGAAGGACTTCACCGAGGCCGCTGACCTGATCGTCGCGGGCTCTCAGTCGGGCCTGAACGTGTCCGAGGACTGGCTCGACACCGTCAACGAGTACTCGACGCAGTTCCGCAAGCTCGGCATCACCGGGCCGGAGGCCCTGGGTCTGCTGTCGCAGGCGGTCAAGGGCGGCGCGCGTGACACCGACGTCGCAGCGGACGCCATCAAGGAATTCTCGATCCGCGCGATCGACGGATCGAAGTCGACGATGGGCGCATTCCATTCGCTCGGTTTGGATTTCGAGGCGACGACGGCGGCGTTCGCGAAGGGCGGCCCCGCCGCGCATGACATGTTTCAGACGGTGCTGCGCGGCATCCAGCAAATCCAGGATCCATACGAGAAGGCGCAAGTGCAGGTTGCGCTATTCGGGACGCAGTCCGAGGATCTCGGCGACGCGCTCAACAGGCTGGACCTGTCGAATGCGGTACAGCAGATCGGCGATGTTGGAGGGGCAGCGCAGCGCGCATCGGACACGATCGGCGGAAATAGCTCGGGCAGTGTGCAGTCGGCGATGCGGACGTTGGAGATCGAGTCGGACAAGGTGCAGCAGTCGCTGGCGACTGCATTCGGTCCGCTGGTCAACGAGCTCGCGACGTTCGTCACTTCGCACAAGAGCGAGATCATCGACTTCTTCACCACGTTGGGCAGCGCGGCAATCGATTTCGGTCAGGCAGTGCTGACGGGAGTGAGCGTGGCTGCGGGCAATCTTGCCGATCTCGCCGACATCTTGGGGCTCGACGATTGGGCTGACTCCCTGCATGGCATCGAGGACGGCGCGCATGACGCCGGGGAGGCGTTGCAGAAGGGTCAGGACGACCTGAAGAAATACGGTCAGCGTGCGCAGGATGCAGCGAAACTGACTGACGGACTGAGTAACTCAGTGAAAACTCTCGCAACGACCGGCGACAACGTGACGATCGACGTGAAGGACAACACGCCGGAGGTCGATGCCAAGCTGAAGGCGTTGGGCATTCATCTGCAGACGTTCGAGGACGACCCGACCAAGATGGTGTTGATCGCCGACACCGATCCGGCCAAGGCCATTCTGGACGCGTATCGGGGGCAGGAGAACAACACTCCGATCACGCCGCCGGTCAAGCCAGATTTGATCTCCGCCGACGCTGCTCTGCAGCAGTTCCGTGATCAGTGGAAGAACCAGGGAATCGTGTTGCCGGTCGTTGTGCCGCCGCCAGCGTCTCCACCCCCGGCCAGTGCGACATCACCATTCCTCGTGCCGCCTGGGCGGGCGGGCGGCGGTCTGATGCGAGGCCCTGGCACCGGCACCAGCGATTCGATCCCGGCATGGTTGTCCGATTACGAGTTCGTCGTCAACGCCGACGCAACGCGGAAGAACCTGCCGCTGCTGCAAATCATCAACTCAGGCAAGATTCCAGGGTTCTCGACTGGCGGGCTCGTCGGCCCCGACGTGTCGGCGGCCATGGATCTGCTCGGCACCGCCTACAGCAAGGCGAACCGCACCGACTGCTCCGGCATGGTCGCCCGCGTCATCAACGCCGCGCTGGGGACGGGCGGCGGTCTGATGACGACGAAGAACGCGCAGGAATGGTTGGCGGCGCGCGGTTTTCAGCCCGGTATTGGTGGGCCGGGCACGATCTCGGTTGGCTGGTATGACCATGGTCCGGGCGCGAACGACGGACACATGGCGATGACGCTGTCTGATGGCACGAACGCGGAGGCGGGCGGAAAGAACGGCGTGTTCACGATCGGCGCTGGGGCTCAGGGCGCGAGCAGCCCGCAGTTCGACCATCACATGTTCCTGCCCAACCTGTTCGGTGAGGGGCTGGGCGGATCGAGCAGCGGAGGCTACTCCGGCGGCGGCGCGGTCGGCATCGGTCCCGGTGGCGAATCGGGCACCTACTCGGCGCCGGACGCGAAGGCGGTCCGCGAGGCCAACGAGAAGGTCGCCGACGCGGATCAGCGTGTGCGCCAGGCCGAGTTGAAGGTCAAGGAACTCGACGCCGACGCGAAGGAATCTCAGCGGCAGGCAGCACAGGCCGATCTCGACAAGGCGAAGCGTGAAGCCGCCGATGCCCGCGCAGATCTCGCCGAAGTGCAGAAGGGCAAGTTCACACCCGGCAAGTCCGGCGGTAGCGGCGGCGGTTTGGGGTTCAAGTTGCCGTCCGCGTTCTCTGGGCTGGCCTCCATCGGATTGGACGGGATGGGGATCACGACGCAGGTGTCACCCAACACGCCGGAGCGGACATTCGAGTTCGGTAACGCGCTGGGCGCGGCGGTCGGCGGGCAGGTGTCCTCCGCGCTGGACGTGTTCGGCGTTGGTGATTCTCCGCCGTGGTTGCAGGCGATCTCGAAGTTCGTTGGCGGCATCAGCATCGGCGGCAAGTCAGCAGCACCGATTGCTGCCGGAGGTTCTGGCGGCGGGGTAGCTCCGCCCGATGGCGCCGCGCACGGCTTGCAGGCGGGTCAGCCGCCCGGGCCGACGTACAACATCCGCACGGCCACGGTTGAGGATGCGTTCCTGCAGGCGCAGCGTCTCGAAGACCAGCGAGCCCTAGCGAAGTTGCCTTCCTGATGCCGGTATCGACGATCACGCTCGAATCATCAAACGGCGACGCCGTCGTGGTGTCGGCACCCAACGACGACTACCTCGCCGACGAAATCATCCTCGACACAGATCCGAAAGGCATGTACGACGCCGGGTTTACCGTGCGCACTCAGTCCGGTGCGTTTGAGCCTGGCGGTCGGATCGTCGGCGAAGAAATCCCGATTCGTCAGCCGATCTTGCCGTTCTGGCTAACCCCGGCGTCGCGGCCGCGGTTCCAACGGCTATGGGGCTCGCCGGGCAACTTCCAGAAGGTGAAGTGCACGTGGGATGGGCCATCGGGTCCGCGGTTCCTCATGCTGAAGCTGGCAAAGGAGATCAGCTACACGACCGAGGACGGCTTCGACGCCGACATCGACGAGGTGTATCACGCCGTCGTCACGGCCCTGGCGGTCAACCCGATGTATGAGGGCATCGAAGACGTTGCGGCGTGGACGAATCCAGGAAACTTCACCGTCTACCTCGCGGCGACGTCGGGCACGTTCACGCTGGGCTATGCAGGCCAGCTGACCACGGCGATCCCGTACAACGCTTCGACTGCGACGGTGCAGACCGCGCTGGAAGCGTTGTCGACGCTCGGGGCGGGCAACGTCACCGTGACCGGCTCGCCGGGCGCCTGGACGGTGCTGACGCCGATCAGCCGACCCGGGATGCTGACCGTCGACGGGACGTCGCTTTCGCCGCTGTCGTTCTCGATCACCGTGGGCACGTTGTCCTACACGATCACGGTCGGTGGGCAGACGACGGCGCCGATCACGTTCCTGTCGTCGGCGTCGACGGTGCGGCAAGCTCTCGAGCAGTTGTCGAATGTCGGCACGGGTGGCGTCACGGTGACGGGCACGTTCTTTGGGTTCTCACTGCAATTCGCGTCCGGTCCGTTGAACGGTTTTCTGGTGGCGTTGTTCTCGGGTCGGTCGACCGCCGCTGTGCACGTCGCGCGGGTGGTGACCAACCCCAACACGGGTTGGTTCGACGTGTGGAACCTGACCGATCAGCCGGACTGGTTGGAGTGGGAGTTCGACCCAGCCGACAAGTGGCAGTTCCCCGACTTTGGCTTTGGTCAAGAGCGCAAGTTCAATCGCGCGGTCGGTGAGGATGCGGCGCGGATGATCGTGACGCCGCAACTGACGCAGCTGCTTTCGGTGATGTCGGACCCGTTCATGGACACCTATGTCAATGCGGATCTATCGAACGTGGCGGGTTTGTTCAATGGTGTCGAGCCCAGGTATGCCGTGCCGCCGAACACCGGCACCGACGATAACCCGGTTGTGATGCCGGTGATTTGCAACGGTCCGTGCGGGGCGAAAGCGACTCTGCGGCAACGTCGTTTCTGGTCGGCAGAAAGTGGGCTCGAACAGCCATGAACGAGCAAATTGAGATCACCGACGAGGGTGTAGCGGTCATCGAATCCGGTTTATCGCTCCGTCAGGCGCACGAAATCAAGACGGGATGCTCGCCGGACGAACTGTGCGCTGAATGCCGGAGGGCGATAGGCGAATGACTGTCGCCACGTTCGCCGAGCCGTTCACCGGCACCGATCACGACGACTTCGCCGCGTGGGCGCGCGAGGTCCGCGAATACCGGATCGAACGCGCCCACGACCGGCCCGTGATCAAGCTTTACGACGGCGACTGGATATATAGAGGAACGGTTTACGGCGAGATCGCGGGCCACGTCGAGCAGGAGATCAACGAGACCGGCATCATCCAGGTGCGGCTGCCCATCGACCTCGACAACCCGCGCCGGACCTGGGCAGCGTTCTGGGCGCTCGATGAAGAATCCCGCGGCACCAGCAACATCCACGTCATCATCGAGACGATGGGTGCCCGTATCGGCGGCCGGATGAAGCCGAAGAACGGGGTGACGATCACCCGCAGTAAGGACGGCGACGAGGTCACCATCGACTTCCTCGACGACATCGAGGAGCTTAAAAACGTTTACACCGCGGGCAATCCGTTCCTTCCCGTGAGTCTGATTCAGCAGCCGAAGGCGTGGATGCTGATTGAACGGGCCGACGTCGCGCTGCTGGTGACGTTGGCGTGCAACCTGATTCGGCTGCAACTGACCAACATCGACGTCGGATCGATCCTGCAACTGCTCGACCCAGACAACTGGACCGTCGAAGGGCTACTCGACTCGCTGCTGCACGTGTGGCAGCAGTCCCAGATCGTCGTGAAGCCGCGCAGTATCACGAAGTCGATCGCACCGCTGACATTGGTGGTCGGCAGCATGCGTACCTCGATCTTCGACGTCGCCGCGCCGATCCTCGAAGACGCCGAGTTGCAATGGGAGCTGACGCGGTGGCTCGACGGCGACCCGGAGCCGTGGCCCGGCGCGGGCACGTGGTGGATCCGCAACGGCACCCTGTTCGTCGACATCGTCGACAAGTCAGGGTTCCGGCAAGGAACGTCATTGGGCGGCAACCTGTTCACCGGCTTGACTCGCACAATCGCGAGCCTAACGTCGAACTACGTTGAAGACAGCTACGACCTGTTCACCGGCGACACGATCGACGACACCGGGTACCGGCTGCCCGGCTTCCTCGGAACGCTGCCCCAGCACCCCTATGTGGTGTACGTCGATGGCGACGTCACCGGCATTCAAACGTCGAGCTTCTCGCGGTCTCCGGGCGGTCCCGGCCAGATCACCGTGGGCGGTAGGTCGATGCCCGGTGTCAACGAGTTGATCAGTGCCGCAATTCAATACGGCGGGGACGTCGGCGGCGACAACATCTCCGCGACGATCAGCGCCGTCGTCGGCTACACGATCTCGGTCGGGTCGCTCGGCGGCGCCGTCGACAGTTTCCTCTATCCGATCTATAGCGACTCGATCCTGGCCTACATGCAGGTGCCGTTGCTGTTTCGGGTCGCGAAGCAGGGGTGGGGGCACTACCTCGAAACGGCGTCGACGACCGTCACGCAGGCGTACACCGCGGCGAGTGTGATGGATCTGCGCGCCCGCAGGCGCGAGACCGACCCTGACACGGAGTTCACGTTGGAGGTAGTCAACGCCGGACCGTGGCTGATCGGCGCTAACGGGTTCGGGCATTGGTGGCTCGGTGACAGGGTCGGTGGTACCCAGAAGTACTTGATGCCAAGGGTTTTCGTGCGCCGAAACCGGAAGCTGATCATCGACTGGGGTCCAGGCAAGGGCATCGACATCGAGGCGCAGTTTGGGGACACCCGCAAGGAGATAGACGCAATCGAGCGCATGACGACTCTGATCACAAGAGTGTTCAGTGGACTACAACAGGACGGATTGTGGTGAGCGACAAACTGACCCCGGAGGCTGCGAAGGAACTCGCAGACAAGGTCATCGAATCGACCTTCATTCCGAAGAAGATCCCTGCCCTCGACGACATCGACGGGCAGATCGCGTCGCTTGGCGGCGCGCTCGCGACGGCGCTACTGACGGCTACGGACATGCCGCTGCACCTGTTGCAGCCGGTGGTAGGCGAGTTGGCCTCGCAGCTCGTCGCGCAGGGCGTGCGGCAGACAGAGCACGTCGACCCGTCCGCGATGCACGCTCCGGCATGGATCGTCGACGGGATGCGCAAGCAGTCGGTCAAGGTACCTGAGCCGCCGCAGCACACCGAGGCTGAGCCGTACGTGGTAGGCACGGCGACAGCTCCGACACCGCCGTCGCGGATCGCGAAGAAGGCGCGGGCGGTGCGTCTATGACGACACCTGGCGGGGTTCCCAACGCGCCGAAGGGTGCGCTGACGTTCGCCACGCTAGAGTCGATGTTGCAGGATCTCACGCCGGAAGCGATGCGTACCCGTG